TCGCCACCGGCACGATGGGCAACATCGGCAATCTGGCCGGTCAGGCGGCGCAGGGGTACATGAGCTATCAGGCGCAGCAGCCGTACATCAACTATCTGCGCGCCATTACGCCTACGGCGTCGGCTGGGCTGGGCACTGCGCCGCCGGCTGGCTATGACATGCCGATCATCTAGGAGATAACGGATGCCTATCGACCCCAGCATTATCGGCAACGTCATGGCCCCGCAGGCACCGCAGTTGCCGGACGTCAACGCTATGCTTGAGACGCAGACGCGGGGGGCGGAGAACATCTTTAAGATCGAAACCGCGCGGCAGCAGGAAGCCAAGCTGGCGCAGCAGGAGGCGGCGCAAGCACAGGAGGCCGCGACGCTCAAGGCGCTGCTTCCGGCTTACACCTATGGCATTCAGACCGGCGATATTGCCGGTGCGCTTGATCTTGTCCCGCCGGAAATGCAGGAGAGCCTGCGCCCGTATGTGGATGCTTTGGCTGGAAAGTCACCGCAGGAAGTTCAGGCGGCGCTGATCGGTTCGTTGTCGTCTAGCCCCATGGGCCAAGAGGCGCTTGGCGCTATTCAGCGGGCGCAGACTGCGCAAATTCAGTTGGGCCAGCTTGACGTATCGCGTGGGCGTCTTGCGTTTGATACCGAGCAGGCAGGTAAACCGCCGGCGATGACGCCGTATCAGGAAGCGCAGATTACGCTTGACCGCGAAAAATTTGCCGCCGAACAAGCCGAAAAAGAAGCAAAAGCCCGCGGCGAAATTGGGCCTACTGAAGCGCAAAAAGGTGAGGTTTGGAACCCAGAAAAACAGCGCTACGATGTTGTTCCTGGCACAAAATTGTACCGGGAAAGCGCAGCTAAACACACCGAAGACTATAAAGCTAAAACGGCCGTTCAAGATCGCGTGGCAGAAAGCCTTGCAAAAATTGACTACGTTTTGGCGGATGAAAACAAGGATGGGTTTGAGTACAATTTTGGCGGATATTACGCTGCGTATGCGGGGCAGTATATGCCTGTTGAACAGGCGCAAGATGTTAAGAATACAATTGAAAGCCTCAAAGCTGATATAACGCAGGCCGGTTTAGAGTTGATGCGGTCGGGCGGTTCTATTGGCGCGATTACGGAACGCGAATGGCCGCTGCTTGAAAAACAGATCGCCGCTGTTACGCCTTACGTAGGTGAAAAACGCGCGCGCGAACTGTTGCAAAACGTTGCGCAGCGGTTAAGAAACATTCAAGCGCGCGCGACGCAAGCGTATGACCAGCAGTGGGGCGACACGCAATTCTACGAGCCATCTGAAGCGCTGCCCGTCGAAACCGGCGACAGCGAAGAAGAGTTGCCTGAAGGCACAACATCGTCAAATTGGTAAGGGGCGCCCATGCCGCGTGACATCACCATAACTTTTGAAGACGGTACAACGCACGTCTACAAAAACGCGCCCGACGACGTAACGCCAAAATCTGTTTACGACCGTGCATCGAAAGAGTTTAGCGGCAAAAAGATTGTCAATGTGGATGGCGGGCGTCGCGGTGGGGCAGCGGCGCCTGCTGCTGCTGCTGAACCCGAAGCCAGTTTTGGCCAGCAGGTGCTGCGCGGGGCGGCGTCTACGGCCGACATTCTAGCCGAGGCCATTCCCGGCACGGCGGCGATGATTGCATACCCGTTCCGGCGAGCGGCAGGTATCGTCACGGGCGAGACGGCGGAAGACATTGCTGCCAGTCAGGAGCGCGTTCTTGGCGCTGTTGCACAGCCGGTTGGTCGTGCGACCGGTGTTGCCGAGACGCCGGGGTATCAGGAAAACGCGTTGCGGCAGGCGGTGACGTTCGTCGCAGAAAACCTCGACAAAGGCGCTGACTATTTGTCCGAGGTCACTGGTTTGCCCAAGTCGGACGTGGCCAACATGATGCAGGTCGCGCTGACGGCTGGGCCTTTCAAGGTAACGGGCGCGGTAGCAAAAGAAGTTCCTGGTGGGGCTGCTGTCGTTCGCGGGGCAAAAAAGGTTGCTGAAACCCCCAAGAAGGTTACGACAGCTACTATCAACAAGATGCGGGATGTGATCGACCCCAAGACCAAGTTCTATATGGACGTTGCCGAGGGCCGAGGGGCCGAACTGATCCGCGCTGCGCGGGCGCCGGAAGCCGAGGTCATCCCCGGCGTGCGCCCGACGTTTGCGCAGGCGACCGCTGATGTTGGCCTGCCGCGTGTGGCCGCTGTGGGCGAGCAGGCCGCCAAGCTCCAGCCGACCGAAGCCTTGCGCGTCAAAGACATACAGGAAGCCGGACGTGTTTCCGAGTTGCGCAAGATTGAGCAGACGCCAGAAGTCCGCGCTAAAGCTGAAAAGGCGCGGGAGCGCCGCTCAGAACCGTTGTACCGCGAAGCAGAAACGGCTGGCGATGTCGTAGACGTGCAGCCGACGCTGGATTACATCGACGGGCTTGTCAAAACCAACCCAGGTAACCCCGCATTGCTGGCTGAATTGCGGCGCATTCGCAAGGGGCTGGTGAAGCGCGAACTGGACGAAAACGGCGACCCGGTTTTGGTTCCTCGTACAGACGCCAAGGAAATCGCCTCAACGCTGGACGGCATCAAGTCGGCGCTGGCCAAGGAAGACAACCGCTTTATCAAAAAGGAACTGACCAACATCAAGGATGACCTTGTTGAGGCCATCCCGTCGATGAAGGAAGCCCAAGAGGCGTTTCGCAAGGGGTCGAAGCCGATCAACCAGATGGACGTTGGCACGTATCTGCGTGAGAAGCTGGAGGCGCCCGTGCAGGAAGGTACGCAGCGCGCGACGGTGTTCGCCAACGCAGTGCGCGAAGCGCCGCGGACGCTCAAGCAGGCGCTGGATGGAGCGCCGCGCTACGAAAAGCTGACCGAAGTGCTGTCGCCACCGCAGATGGCGCGTGTGGACCGTGTGATGATGGACCTGTCCCGCGACGCGCGGGTCAAGGAATTGGTGCAGATGGGCCGCGAAGCGGCGCCCGAACTGGCAAAGCCGCTGGGAAAGATCGACCGGCCTAACCTTATAAACCGTGTTTGGACGATCGCTAATCTTATCTTTGAACGGCTAGAGGGCAAGATCAACGAAAAAATGGCAATGGACATTGCCTTGGAGTTCTTGGACGCCCGCAAGGCTGCTGACGCACTAGAAACGGCGATGCGCCGGTCTGGTGGCCGAGGAGCAGCAGCGCCTGCTCGTCGGCCGTCCGGCCCAATCAGCAGTATGGTGAAACGCGCGCCGGTCACGACGTCGCCGAATACCATGACGGAAGAGAACCGCAATAGGATGTCGAGGTGACGTGCCGTGGATTACCAGCTTTTGTTCAACATCGCCATCGGTGCGATTGGCGTATTGGGAGGGTGGGTCTTGACGCGCATCTATAGTGCTATCGACAAGCTGGATGATGACGTGCGGAACATCCCGAAGAACTACGTCCAGAAGGACGACTTCAACATCGCCATGCGCGAAGTGAAGACGGACATTCGCGACGGATTCTCTCAGGTCGAGCGGACCTTGAGCAGCATCTTCGACCGCCTCAATCACCTGACGACGCGCCCATGATCTTGAACACAACCTCGCACCAACGTCTGCGTGGGGTCCACCCCGATCTGGTGCGCGTCGTGCGGCGCTGTGCTGCCGACTGGGCCGACCCGGAGACGGGCTTCATCGTCACCCAGGGGCTGCGCACGCTGGAGGAGCAGAAGCTGCTCAAGGCCAAGGGCGCCTCGCGCACGCTGCGCTCACGCCACCTGACCGGGCACGCCGTCGACCTAGCGGTGTCGGTGCGCGGTCAAATTCGGTGGGACTGGAGTCTTTATATCAAACTCGCCAAGGCGATGAAAGAAGCCGCGAAGAAAGAAAAAGTTCCGCTGGAGTGGGGCGGCGACTGGACGTCGTTCAAGGACGGACCGCACTACCAACTGCCGGTCAGCAAGTACCCGGCGAAATAGGAGACTGACATGACCGCGCACAAAGCCATCGCTGCCTTCCTCACCTCGCTGCTGGCGCTCGTCGCCATGTTCGGCGTCTCGACCGAATGGGCCAGCCCCACCGTCATCGAGAGCGTCTCGGTGGTGCTGGGTGCGGTGCTGACCGCTGTCGTGACCTATGTGGTCCCGAACAGGCCCAAGGCGTGAACTGGCTGGAAATCGCCGCCATCGCCGTGCTGCTGATCGGCATCGGCGCTGGCGGCTTTCTTGTGGCTCAACGGCCCACGTTCTGGCTGGGCCTCATTCGCGCCGCCGTGCGGCCGCTTGTTCCTCTTCTTCTGGCGTCATTGGCCAAACGGATGCCGCCGGAGCAGGAGCAGGCGTTTCGGGATTGCATGCGCCGGGGCGGGGAGTGGGATCACGCCCACCGGAGATGTAAGCGTTGAGCCGGTCCAGTTCGCGCACCGCCAGTTCAGCGTAGCCCGCGATGTCCCGCCAGTGATCAATCTCATCATGGTTGCCCGCCAGGATGCGGCCGATCTTGCTGGCGATCATCTCCAGCGCCTCGCGCTGAATATCATCCATCATGTCCCAGTTGACGCCGCCGCGCAGGGCATCCTTGATCTGTTGGGCTTTCCCGGCGACCACTAGAAATGGACCGTGTGTCTTCTCGCGTTCGTCAATAATGCTTGTCATCGCGCTTCGCTTTCAAGGACAGTTCCATCTTCAGCACGGCATAGCAGGCGTCGAGGTTCTGGATCTGCGGGTTGCTGCGCCGCTTCCAATCATTGAGCGTGTTCGGGCTGACGCCTGACCGTTTCGCCATGTCGAGTATGCCGATCTGCTCACGGTTCATTTCTTCAAACAGCCGGCGCACCAGCGGATGCACGTTGACCGGCACTTTCAACGGGTGGAAATGTCTCACTTGTCCTCCTGCGGGATCAGTGCGCGGATGGCGTTGATATATGCCCCCGCGTCAGCGTGATCACCAATCGCACCAACCGCATCAGCCGCCTCCTCCAGCGCCAAGGTGATGGCGGCGGCCACCACATCACGGTAGGCGTGCTTGTTCAATTGGTAGCGCAGCACCGCTTTGTCGCGCAGCGCCACGCGCTCCATCAGATCGTTGCTTGCGCGATCCGCTTTGCTCCTGTCACTCATCGCGGGCCTCCTGCGGCAGGGGAAGGAAGACGCACGCCTCTTCATCAGGACGCGCCGGGTGATAAAACATCCCCGGCCACGCGGCGATCCCTGCGCGGAGGGCGGCGGTGGCTTCTTCGCGTGAAACGTCGATGAGCCATTCGATCAAGCGCGGGCTGTGAGGGTACGGGCGTTCCGCCAACCGAACTTTAAATATCTCGGCAGCAGCCGCCTCCACCGCCTCGGGCGGGATGGTCGCTAACGCGATACGCTTCGCTTCTGTGATGTCAGTCATGTGCGGTTCTCCAATGCTTCTTTCTGAGCGTCAGATAGCGGTTTGCCCTTTACGGCCTTGCCCCACGCCACACACTTGATGCAGCGCACGACAAAGCGGCCAGCACGCCGCTCAAAATAGCCTTCGCCAACGCCAACCTTCGCACTGCAATGGATACAGCAGCCAGAGTATTTGTTTCTCATGCTTCCTCCTTCCCCGGCGCGGGCTGGGCGGCGAGGGCGGCGCGGGCGTTAACGTAGATAACGTCATCCAACAAACCCACTGGAAGCCAGTGGTTCTTACTTATCAGCGTCAGGTCATCCATCACCTCCCGCAGCGCCGCCCGCAGCCGCTCGTTCTCGGCGCGGAGGCGGGATACTTCTTCGTTGGCCTCAACGGTGACTTGTGCCGCCCATCTTTTGTAGTCCTCAATCTCGGCGCGGAGGCGAGTGATCTCGTCGTTGTTGCTCATTTCTCTATCATCTCCAACATCTCCCTCCGTTCGCGTTGCGCCCGCAGCATCGTGTACCGTTGGTGCAGGCGCACCAGGTACGTGACGCGTTTGTGCTGCTCCATCTCTTCCTTCAGTAGCTGCCCTACGCGGTCTTCTGACGCGACGGTCAGCACGGCATTTAGATCGTGCCAGTTCGTAATCATGCTTTCAGTTCCTCCAAGGCTAGGTCGGACACGCGGCGCTTGTCGGCCAGCGCCGCCCAGATGCGTTCGTCAATAGTATCGTTCGTCAGCAGCACATAGACCCACACGTCATTGGCCTGCCCGCTGCGGTGGATGCGCCCAATGGTCTGCTCGTACAGTTCCAGCGACCACGGCAGCGACAAGAACACCATCTTGTTGCCGCCATGCTGAAGGTTGAGGCCATGACCGGCAGACTTGGGGTGAACCGCCAGCAGCCGTATCTCGCCCCGGTTCCAGCGTTCGACCACGTCAGCGCCATCGTTCAGCGTCCACAGGTGCGGGTAGCGCGACTTCAACTGCGCCAGCTCCTCGATGAAGTTGTAGACGATGATCGTGTTGTCCTGCTGGTTGCCCTCGAGGATCTCGTCCAGCGCCTCGAAGCGGTGCCAGGAGAACCACGCCGCAATCTTGTGCGGCCGTGTGTCGGCGTCCGGCCATGGCAGCGTCGTGTAGGCCCAGCCGCCCGCCAACTGCTGCAGCTTGCTCGTCAGCGCCGCCGCCGAGACGGCGGTGATCTCCTTGCCCTGCAGCTCGACCAGCATCTCCTTCTTCATCGTCTCGTAGGGCGCGCGGTCGTCGAGGTCGCGGCGCGTCTCGACCACATGGCACGGCGGCAGCTTGTCCTTGTACTCGCCCGGCTCCAGCACGAAGGTGGCGGGCCGGATGCGGTGCATGACATGCGCCAGCGCATTGGGCCGCGGCTCCCAATCGTTGAACTCGCGGTTGATCAGGTTGAAGTACTGCTGCATGAACACGCCCTTGGCGCGGCCCAGCAGCGACGGGTCGATCACAAGGCACTGCCCGAACACATCCTCCAGCCCGTTCGACGTGAATGATCCGGTGAGGCCGATCCGCACGTTGAAGCGGCCTAGGTGCTTGTGCAGCGCCTTGAACCGCTTGCCGGACGGGTTCTTGAGCCGGGTCAACTCGTCGAACACGATGCCGTCGAACTTTGCAAAGTCATCACCCACGGCGTCGAGAACGTCGTAGTTGACCACGACCACCGCGGCGTCGGACGCGAAGGCGGCACGGCGTTTGGCCGCCCCACCTGCTGCCACGGCGATGGTCAGGTCCGGCGCCCACTTGGGGGCCTCGACCGGCCACACGTCGGTGCAGACGCGCTTAGGCGCGACGACCAGCCACCGCTTGACCACGCCGTTGACCATGAACTCGCGCATGGCGGTCAGCGTGATGGCCGTCTTGCCAGCCCCCACGGGGGCCAGCACCATGCTGCGGTCGCGCTCGTAAATGAAGTCTACGGCCTGGGTCTGGTACGGTCTAAGGGCGAGCATCAAGGTACGCTCCGATCACTTCTGCCGCGACTTGCGGGACGATTGCGTTGCCGTAGGCGCGCAGGCGTCCCACTCGGGCGGGAGCCCCATTAACCAGCGGGAATGTGCCGGGCTCAACTGGCCGCCAGCGGCCATCCCGGCAGTGAAGCCAGTCAGCAGCTCCCCAGTGGCCGTTAGTCGGGCGGGCTTGTCCCTGTCGATCATCGTCACTCGCTGTGGCAAGGGTATGCCCGTGTCGTGTGGCCTGATCGTCCCATTGCCGCGCGCCGCATCTGTCGTCGTCGTCGTCGGCCAGCCCGCCAACCGTTCCGCTATTGACGGCAGAGACGGACTGAATTGCCCCGGCCCTTCCGTATGATGATCCCGCGCTTTCGGCGTCGGCCAGCCCGCCAAGTTCGCCTGCCTCGGCAACTGGTCGAACCGCTCCGAGCCATCCGGCCTCGGTCTGATGTCCGCTCCGCTGTCCTTCCAGTCCCTGGTGGTGGTGGTGACCCAGCCCGCCATCTGACTGACCTGATTGAGGCTCACCGTCGCCTTGCTGCCATCCGGCCTGCGCCCCGTTGCGCTGGCGTCTTTCGCAATCTGCGAGCCGTCCGCGTTGCCCTTCGTCGGCGTCGGCCAGCCAGCCAGATACGTCGCTGTTGATGGCAGATCGTCCAGCCGTCCCTTCCGCGCTATCTCCGCTTCGCAACCTTCCGCCGTCCTCGACCCCTTGTCGCCGTCCGTCGAGCGAGGCGTCGGCCAACCGGCCATCATCACGACTTCCTGCAAGTTCTGCTGACGCCCCGCCGCTTTCCGCGCCATCAACTTGTCGAAATCTGCGTAGGCCGCCCGATCGCCATTCACGGCGTTCGGTGTCGGCCAGCCCGCCATCTCCGCTTGCGCCGGAAGGGCGGGGCTGCCACAACCTTTCGTCTTTCCCGCCGCCACCAGACGCGCGTTGCGGGCTTTCTTCGTCTCCCACTTCTCGCTGGCCGTATCGCTGACCTTGGGCGTCTGCCAGCCGCTCTCCGACAAACCAGAGGCGCTGGCGGATGTGCGGGGCGCCGACGCCCGCAGCGCACCAATCGACAGCCCCGCAGGCGTAACCCGATGCTTGAAGGTCAGCGTGTACAGTGTCGAGCCAGCCGAGGCCGTCCTTGCTTGCAACTTGTTCTCCAAAGACGACTGGAGGGCGGCACTCGCTGATGAGGCGGTGGAACTCAGGCCAGAGGTGCCGGTCGTCGTCGAAGCCCTTGCCCTTTCCGGCTGCACTGAACGGCTGGCAGGGGCAGGAGCCGGTCCAGACAGGTCTATCGTCGGGCCATCCGGCGAGACGGAGGGCGTAGGACCAGACGCCGATGCCTGCGAAGAAGTGGCACTGGGTGTAACCGTGGAGGTCCGCAGCAGCCACGTCGCAAATTGATCTTTCATCGACATCTCCATCAGCGATCAGTTTATTGGCGATCAGGTTGCGCAACCATTGCGCGGCGTAGGGGTCTATTTCATTATAGTACGAAACCATTCGTCCACTTCCTCCTTCGTGTAGAGCACTGCATAGTTCTGTTTGAGTTCCGTCATGCGCTGGCCGAACCGCTTCTGCAGCTCGGTCAGCCGCCCGTCTGGCGCCTTCACCTCGATGAACCACACCGTGCCGCCGGGCAGGCACACCACCCGGTCGGCCACGCCGCGGTTCATGGGCGAGGTGAACTTGAACGCCTGGCCGCCGATCCGCTCGACGGTCTTGCAGAGGTATTTCTCGATTTCTTTCTCGCGCATGGCCAACACCTAACAAACACCGCTTGACAGGTCAACAAGAAATTTGTAACAGAACCGCAGGCAACACGAACGGAGACTTCACTTGGCTCAACATTCTAACATCGTCGGCGGCTCGACGGCGAAGCGCGTCATCAACTGCCCCGGCAGTGTCGCGCTCGTCCAGCAGGTGCCGCCGAAGCCGTCCAGCAGCTACGCCGACGAAGGCACGCTGCTGCACAACACCATCGCCGCCATCCTTGAGACGGGCAAGAAGCCGGAAGACTTTCTCGGCACGTTCTACAATGGCGTCGAGTTGACCGAGGATCGGCTGGAGCGCAAACTGCTGCCCGCGCTGGCGGCGCTGGATGAAATCGACCCCGAGGGAAAGCTGGAGTATGCGGTCGAGCAGGTTGTTGGTTTTGGCGATGCTCTCCCTGGGGTTTTTGGTTCCGCCGATCTTGTGGGCCGCATCGGCAATCGCGGCATTCTGCTGGATTGGAAGTTTGGTGACGGTGTGGCGGTCGAGGCGGAAGAGAACCTGCAGGCACTCTTCTACACCGCTGCCGCGCTTCGCACCCCGGCCACCCGCTGGGCCTTTGAAGGCGTCGAGAGCATTGAGGTCATCATCGTCCAGCCGCCGCAGGTGAAGCGTTGGGTGACCTCGCTCGACCGGGTGCGCCGCTTCGAGGCCGAACTGATCCTCGCGGTGCGCGCCGCGCAGCAGCCGGACGCGCCTCTGTCGGCCGGCGACCATTGCCGCTGGTGCGCCGCCAAGTCGATCTGCCCGCTGGTCAACGGCGTGGTGGCCCGCGCCAAGCGCGAGAACATCAAGGCGGTCAACGTGGACCGGCTGACCGAGGCGCTGGCGAGCATCGAGTTGCTGGAGGGTTGGATCAAGGACGCCAAGGACATGGCGGCGGAACTGCTGGCCGCGGGCGTCGAGGTGCCGGGCTGGAAGCTGGTGCCGAAGCGGGCCACCCGCCAGTGGGTTGACGAATACGCCGCAACAGGCGCATTATTGAACCTTGGCGCTTTTGCGCTGCATGAATTGACGGAGTTGAAGAGCCCGGCGCAGGTCGAGAAACTGCTGAAGAAGCACAAGCTCGCCATGCCGGAGGGGCTCATCACCGCCGTCTCATCGGGTGACACGCTGGCACCCGCGGATGATCCGCGCCCGGCGTCGTTGCAGGTCGGTAAGCATCTTGCTTCCGCCCTTGGTAAGCTAGTCTAAAAACAGAAACCGAAACAGAAACAGAAACAGGAACAGAAAATGAACGCGATTGCTTTTTCCAAGGCCAACCTTCCCTCCGTGCAGAACCTGTCGCAGGCGCTGCGTTCGCTTGATGCGAGCGTTGGCGGTTCTGCCGGTACGCCGATCCTCAAGATGGACAAGACCGGGCATTGGGTGTTTGGTGGGGACCAGACCGAGGTTGAAGACGGCAGCACCTGGGCCGTCAATCCCTTCTCGTTCGTGCATGGTTACATTGCGTGGGGTAACGGCGAGGTGTTGGGCGAACACATGGTGCCAGTTAACGAACCTCTGCCAGAACTGGACACCCCACCCGCAGGTTCTGAACGTGGTTGGGAGTTGCAGGTCGGCATGGGCCTCAAGTGCATGTCCGGTGAGGACGAGGGGCTTGAGGTGCGTTACAGCGTGACCAGCGTCGGCGGCAAGCGTGCCGTGCAGAAGCTGGCGCTCGACATCGCGGCGCAGGTGGAGACCGACCCGTCGAAGCCGGTGCCAGTGGTGAAGCTCAAGAAGGACCACTATACCCACAAGTCCTACGGGCGCATCTTCACGCCCGTGTTCGAGATCGTGGGCTGGATGGGTCTGGACGGCAAGCAGGACGATGTCCCTCCTGCTGACGCCGCCCCGGCCGCCGAAGCCGCGCCGGTTCGTCGCCGCCGCGCGGTCTAAGGAGAGTGGCGGGCGGCTGTTGCCTCACACGGCCGCCCGCTGCGTTTATCTGATGACAGACGCACGCAAAATTGGGTATGCAGACCCGCCGTACATAAACTGCGCTCATCTTTACAAAGACCACCCCGATTATGGCGGCGAGGTTGACCACGCCGCGCTAGTAGACCGTTTGCAATCAGAATTTGACGGCTGGGTGCTTCACGCGGCGGCGACGCCTGCAAGTATGGCCGTGCTTGCGCCGTTGGTAGCTAGTACAGGTGCAAGATGGATGGCGTGGGTTAAGCCGTTCGCGGCGTTCAAACGTAACGTTCCCGTTGCCTATGCGTGGGAGCCCGTAATCGTTAAACCGGCGCGAAAGCCCGTTGTCAGCAAGCGATTGGTGATGCGCGATTGGATGGACTGCAACATCACGATGCGACGCGGGTTAACGGGCGCAAAGCCGGAAAAGGTGTGCCACTGGTTGTTTGAGGTTGTAGGTGCGCGGCCTGAAGATGACCTGCACGATCTGTTTCCCGGCACCGGTGCTGTTATGCGCGCATGGGAAACGTGGCGCGGGCTGTTTCGGCTACCGACATGACACTTTGGTGCGATTTCGAAACAAGAAGCCGCTGCGACCTGCCCCGCCGGGGCGTCTACAACTACGCGCAAGACCCGTCGACGGAGGTGCTGTGCATGTCCTACGCCTTTGACGATGAGGACATTGTCACCTGGACCCCGGACCAGCCCTTTCCACAGAAAGTTTCGGCCGCAATTCTTTCTGGCGTGCAGATCCGCGCCCATAACGCCGCCTTCGAGCGGCTGATCTTCTGGTATGTCATCTGCCCGGATTTCGGCGCGCCGGAGCCTGCGCTGGAACGGTTCTACTGCACCGCGGCGCAGGCCCGCGCCAACTGCGCGCCGGGCAGCCTCGAGGACGTCGGCCGCTTCGCTGGCGCCGGGATGCGCAAGGATCACCGCGGTGCGGCGCTGGTGCGGGCACTGTCGATCCCTCAGGGCGACGGCACGTTCCGCGAGGACGCCGCGCTGATGCGCGAGATGATCGAATATTGCGAGCAGGACGTGCGGGCCATGCGGGCCTTCTCCAAGGCCATGCGCGGGCTGACGGATGAGGAGCTGCTCGACTACCACGTCAACGAGCGGATCAATGACCGGGGCGTGCGCCTCGACCGCCCGCTGGCCCAAGCCGCCGTCAAGTACGCCGCCGCCGAGCAGGAGGAGATCGAGACGATCTTCCGCGAGATCACGGGGCTTACCAGCGTGCGCTCGCCGCGGATGCGCGAGTGGGTTTACGACCGTGTCGGGCCGCAGGCCCGCGCCTTGATGATGGTCTGGAAAGATGGCGAGCAAAAGGTTAGCATCGACAAAAGCGTTCGCGCCAATCTTCTGGCCATGGAGAACCCTGATGAAATCCCCCCGGAAGTGCAGGAAGTGGTGCAGTGCGCGGACGATCTCTGGGCATCGTCCGTGGCGAAGTTTGAGCGAGCCGCGGCGCTTGGCGATGATCAAGACAGTCGCGTCCGGGGTGCGTTTGTATTCGCTGGCGGTTCGGCTACAGGACGAGCTTCGAGCTACGGCCTCCAGGTCCACAACTTCCCCCGAAAGTGCGCCAAGGAACCTGAACTAGCCCGGCAGGCGCTGGTGCGCGGGCACCAGATCGTGCCGCAGTTCGGCAAGCGCGTCACCGACGTGCTGAAGTCGATGTTGCGCCCGGCGCTGATCCCGGCGGAAGGCAAGTCCTTTGCTGTGTTCGACTATGCGCAGATCGAGGCTCGCGTCACGCCATGGCTGTCGATGAACGGCGAGGAGACGCTCGACGTGTTCCGCGAAGGCCGCGACATCTATGTTGCTGTGGCGTCGCGCATGTTCAACGTCGAGGAAACGGCCGTGACGGATGAGCAGCGGCAGCTTGGCAAGGTCGCCGTGCTGGCCTGCGGGTTCGGCGGCGGCGTTGGTGCGTTCAGCGCCATGGGCCGCGTCTATGGCGTCCACATGCCGGAGCATGAGGCGCGGCGCACGGTCGATCTGTGGCGCAAGGCAAACCCGTGGGCCGTGCCGTTCTGGTCTGATCTGGAGCAGGCATACACCCGCGCGATCCGGCGACCGGGCGAAGTGTTCACAGCGGGCCGCGTGCAATACATGATGCAAGGCGAGCATCTGTGGTACGCTCTCCCTTCCGGCCGCGTGTTGTGTTACCCTTACGCTCGCATCGAGGAGGACGGCGTGTCATATGCCAAGGCATCATGGAAGCCCGCAGCGGATGCGAAGGAGTGGCCGCGCGCGAGGCTATGGCGCGGGCTGGCCTGCGAGAACATCGTGCAGGCAACAGCGAATGACATCTTGCGCCAGGCGTTGCGCAATCTTGACGCCGAAGGCATCGACGTCGTGCTGCACGTTCACGATGAAATTGTAGCCGAGGTTGATACAGAAAAATCTGATGAATTGGCAGCTCGTATGCGGGCTGTTATGGTCACCCCTCCCGCCTGGGCCGGAGGGCTTCCCTTGGGTGCCAGCGGTAAAGTGCTTGCACGTTATGGGAAAGCATGAGGTGATCACATGAATGCTGGCATGATGCTGGTGTCCGGCGCCGCAGCGGGTCTGCGGCAACTCAGACGACACATACTCCCGGCACTGGCGGTCGTCCCCCTCATGGCCGCCAGTGCTTACGCAGCAGATGCGACGGCGCTGGTACGAGCCGAGGCGCTGCGGCAGGGTGTTCCTGTGTCGTTCGCGCTACGGATTGCGCGCATCGAGAGCGGCGTGCGTTGCCATAACCATAACAAACGATCATCCGCGAGCGGGCCGCTGCAAATCCTGCGCGGTTCCGCGCGGGCGCTGGGCTACCGCGGCAACATCCGCAAGGCATCCTGCGCGATACAGACCCACTATGGCATGAAGCATCTTGCCATGTGTTATCGGGCCGCGAAGGGCAATCAGGCACTCGCAAAGAAGTGCCACCAGCGCGGTATCAGTGCGATTTACAAGAAGAGGAAAACGAAATGACAGACTTTCTGGAATACCTCACAGGTCTGGCCCCGGAGGGCGAAACGGCGCTGATCGTGCGCCAGAAGCCCGTTATGGTGAACGGCGAAATTCAGTACCACGCTGACGGCGCGCCGAAGGCTACGTTTCCGGCGTTTTTGCCGTCGCATCGCCGCCGCGAAGGCGAGGCTTGGTACGTCAACACAGGCTCATTTATTATTGACCGTTTCAGCGACGGCAAAGTGTCTGCCAAGCGTGAAAACGTCGAGTACGTTTTGTTCATGATGCTGGACGACGTAGGCACGAAATCGAAGATGTCGCCGCTGCCGCCGACGTGGATCATGGAAACGTCGGAAGGCTCTTTCCAGTGGGGCTATGCATTCTCGGACCAGCCGACCAAAGGCGCGTTTTCATCCGCCATCAAGGCCATTGCTGCTGCCGGGTATACCGATCCCGGCGCGATAAATCCGGTTCGCAACTGCCGTTTGCCCGGGTCAATCAATCTCAAGAAGGGCCGCAACAATTTCGCCGCGCGGTTAGTCGAGTTTCATCCGGGTCGTGAATATACGCTCCCCGACATCTGCGCCGCGTTGGGCGTGACGCCAGGTGAGGACGAAGGCGGGGGGCTGCAATCGGTCAAGATCAGGGACACGGGTTCAGACAGTGTGCTGCGCTGGCTGTCGGATCAAGGTCTGGCGCTGTCGCATGTCAATGCGGAAGGCTGGTGCGGCGTCGTCTGCCCTAACAGCGCCGAGCATACCGACGGAAACCCGGAGGGACGCTATTCGCCGGTCAATCGCGCGTTTTGCTGCTATCACGGTCACTGCCAGCACTTGGACAGTAATTCGTTTCTGTCGTGGGTGGCGGCGCAGGGTGGGCCGAAGGTTACGCCGGGGTTCCGTGAGGAATTGATTGCCGAGCGCATGGCCATGGTGGCCGATACGATCAAGCCGACCGAGACGTTCCCGGACGTGGCGGCCGAGGTGGTGGCCGAGGTGGAGCGTAAGGAAGCCGGGCGCGTCGAGAAGGCGCAATGGTACGAGCGTTTCGCCTATGTCGTGTCGGACGATACGTTCTTTGACCTGCAAAACAGGTCCGAAATGGCGCGCAGCGTATTCAACGCAGTGTTTCGCCATATTAACTGCACGTCGATCCATAACGGGCGCCGCATAGAGGCGTCGGTTGCGTTTGATGAAAACCGCCAGTCCCGCGGCGGGCGCCTCTTGGCAGGCGTCACCTATGCGGCCGGTGACAGCGTTCTTGTGGCCCGTGACGGGCATGTGTTCGGAAACCGTTGGGTAGACGCGCGGCCGGACCTGAGCGGGCCAGCGGCGGCCAGCATTGATCCGTGGCTGGCCCATGCCGAGTTGCTGATACCGGACCCAATCGAGCGCGAACACGTCTTCGACGTCATGGCCTTCAAGCTGCAAAACCCGCGCGTTAAGATCAACCATGCGATCCTGCATGGCGGCGACGAAGGCTGCGGCAAAGACACGTTATGGTTTCCGTTCATCTGGTCCGTGTGCGGGCCGGACTTGAAGAACCGTGGCCTGGTGGACGCGAAAGGTATCAATTCGCGGTGGGGCTACGCGCTGGAAAGCGAAATCCTTATCCTGAACGAACTAAAGGAGCCGGACGCGGGCGAGCGCCGCGCGCTGGCCAATCATCTGAAGCCGATCATTGCCGCGCCGCCGGACACGTTGTCGATCGAGCGCAAGGGCATGCACCCTTACGATATGGTCAACCGCCTCATGGTGCTGGCGTTCACGAATGATCCCGTTCCGATCACGTTGCCGACACAGGACCGGCGTTGGTTCTGTCTGTGGAGCCATGCGCCGCGCATGAGTAAGCCGGACGCAGCGGCGCTGTGGCGCTGGTACAAGAAAGAGGGCGGCTTGGTGGCCGTGGCACGTTGGCTCAAGGCGCGCGATGTCGAGGCGTTCAATCCTGCCGCTATGCCGCCTTGGACGGATTACAGGTCACGCCTCATCGAGAACGGCCGTTCAATGGCTGAGAGTTACATTGTGGAGCAGATCATGGCGCCGTCACGCGAGTTCGCCGCGGGCTTTGTCGCCGGGCCGTGGCACAAGCTGGCCAACACGTTGCAGCAGGGTGCGCCTGGAGGCGTCAAGATACCGATTGCCGCGATCCTGCACGCGCTAAAGGAAGCCGGTTGGGAAGACCTGGGCGCCGTCAAATCGGCTGAATATCAGACGAAAAAGAATATCTGGGCGCGGCCGGACATCCTGAAGGTCTACAATAAAAGCGATCTCCGGCGCATGGTTGAGCAGGCGCCGGAGTCGGGTCTAAAGCTGGTAAAAGGCTAGGCTAGTCAAGGTCCAGCCATGCCGCCACAAGGGCGGCGGCGATCAGGGCGGCGATGTAGATCATACATCGTCGCCCAATAGTTTGGCGACTATGGTCCGCTCTCGAACGAACTGGCCTTCACGCACCTTGCGTTTGAATACGTTCCAGGAGTGCATGGCCGTCGCATGGTCTGAACGGTCGAGTTCCGCGGCAATTTGCTGAAACCCTAAGTCTATGCGGCGGCGCCTCATCTCCCACACGGCATGGTGACGGGCCATGCAGAGCGGCATGGTGCGCTCGCGCGAGCGTAAATCCTCAATTGTCGTTTGATGCGCGGCAGCGATTGCGCCAAGTATAGCAATGGTTGGATACCGGCGGATGTTTTCCGCTACCAAGGCGGAGCGTTCCTCCCACAGCTTTTCGACGGCGGACTTTACGTCGCCGCTATTTCGGACTATGGTCCGCATGTTTTCCTCCCTTCGATCGACTGGCCCGGCGGCGACGTCGGGCCTTTTTCTATCAGATTGCGGCGTTGCGCCTCCTTCAAGGCGGCCGTCAAGGCCACCTGGTACTTGTCGCGGCGGGCCTCTACAGCGTCGAGGAAGCGCAACAGCGTTGCGTCATCAAGCGGTGCGACATTGGCCGCCCAGTAGACCGGGTCCGACGTCATCCACGCACCATGTCAAGCTGGCGCTGCAGGGCCTGCGCCTCATCGCGCCAACCTTCGGCGCGGCGTTCGGCGTCGCCCAATTCGGCCTGAAGCGTGTTCACGGTATCATAGGCGTCGGCGTATTCCTCGAGCCGGTCCGCAAGCGCGCGCACAAGATGATTGTCAGGCCCAACCTGGCGCGCGCGGTCGAGCAGATCTTCGATCGTGAGCTGGTTCAGATAGGTGTAATCGGCGGTCATGTGTCGTAGTCCTTTTCATCTATGAGTTTCAATTCCCGCAAGATGGCCGCCATGCGTGACGGCGGCCATGAGATTTCATCTGTTACGGGGTGGCGTTTGACATGGTGCGCGTCGGCAAGGCGCTGCGGATCCGGCACCATGCCGCGCGCGTCATAACGGGTCTTATACATGGGCGAGTGTCGGGTACAGGTCCACGACGCCGTCATCCGCCAGCAATTCGCGGACCCGCTCGTCCAGCCATTCGCGGTCGAGGTCTTTATACATGACGTGAAACAGCGGCTCATGACGGCCGATTTTGGTATAGATTGTCTTTCCGCTCGCGTCCTTGCTGTCGAAATGAAATTCGAGAACGTCCCAATCGACAAGTCCACGCGGGCCGTCCGGCAAGTAGTACTCGATCAGCAATTCGACGTCGCGTTCGAATAACAGCACGCCGTCCTTGTGGGGCTGTACGGTGTAGGGCACGTAAATCATGGTATGTTATCCTCGTTTATTGGTTAAGGTGGACAGTGTACGGGCGGCATTGGCCGCCCGTCAAGCGTTGCGTATTAGCCCGCCATCACAATGTTACGCGTTTGCACGGCGCTTTCATCGCGTTTGCGGCGCACCGGCATGAGAACTGCGAAACAATCGGCGCGGTCGCCGAACGTCACAAGTGCAGGGTGGCTTGCACTGACAGGGTGCAGCACGGACTGGCTGGTCGTGGTGACGGCCTTGCCGCACAGAATGGCCGCCATCTTGGCGAAGTCGCCGACATAGCGGTGATCGAAATGGACATGCGCGGCATTATCGGAGGGATCTTTCGCGCTTGGCGTTTCCAGGCCGGTCGGCACGACGCGGCGCCAATCGGGGAACGTGCCGTCGACCGGCGCGAACGAGATCTGCCCGATACGATTGGCCGCCAAGTCGATTTCAATGTCCTTGGCGCGGCCGCCGGCGAGCTTCAGTGCGGCCACAACGTCGGCATAAGGCACGATGACGTCGGCCGACGGCCGTTCGTTCAGGCGCGCAACGAACATGCGGTGCCCGTCCGTCGTGACCATATGGCCCGACGTGTTGAGATGGACGCCGCGCAGATAGTAGCGCGTTTCCTCAGATGACGCGCAGAACAAGGCGGCCTTAAGCAGATCAATGGCGATTAGCATAGTGTTGTTTCCTTTCGGTTGATGTTAGAGAATAGGCTTTCGGCTGTTATCTAGAGGCTCATGATGGCATAGGTGCCAGCGTACATGGCGCTAGCGACAAGGGCGACGCGGGCAAGCTGTAGCGTGAGAAAAGCGAAATCATTCAGCATCGGCCGTCTCCGGCGCATAGTGGCGGGCGAGTTCGTCATAGTTGATTGCGCCCAGGTCCATCATGTCCATGATAAACCCGTGACGCGGCGCCCCGAGGTTTTCCTTGATGTAAGTTTCCACTTCCAAGCGTATGAAATCGGCTGTTATCTGTACGCCGTCATCTTGCATCATGTCGAAACAATCGCCGAACCATATGTTCACAAGCCAAGTTTCGCGGTTAGTCCATCCGTTATAGGCCATTGTCGTTTTCCTCTTGTTAGACGGTTGTTAGACGGTTGTTAGACGGTTGTTAGTTGAGCTTTATGCCGTACCGCGTCGCACCGTCGTTGGTGCGATACGCCTCAATGCGCGGGCGTTCGCCAGGCATGACGTCGCCGGAATTGTATGCAATCTCGAGGGCGATTTCCGCGGCGGCGCGGGTCTTATAGCCGTAGCTGTACCAGTAGCTCTCGCCGGTGTAGTAGCTTTGCATTGTCGTGGCCTTTCCTCTTGTCGATGTATTCACAATAGTCCGGTGCTTGTGTGCGTGTCAACAAATATTTTTTGTTGACAGGTGATGCGGCCTAGCGCATAGTTATTCACATAACAACACGAAAGAGGAAAACATCTCATGATCACCACGACGCAGGACATGATCAAGGCCTTGAAGCGCGGCGCCTTTTGCGGCGTCATCCTGTACCAGGGGCCGAGCATGATCGACGGCGCGCCGATTGTCGTCATCGCAAATCGCATTGTGTCCGACAGCGACAATGCGAAAACCGGCGCAACGGTACAGACTTTCATTATTCGTCAGGACATGCGGCCGCTGGATGCCGCGCGGCTCGGGTATGACTTCGCGATCTGTGGCCATTGCCCGCACCGGCCGACGAATGACGGTTCCTGTTATGTCAACATCGGCCGCAGCGTCGAAAGCGTCTACGGCGCCTATGTGCGCGGCCGTTACGCCATGCCTCACGTCGATTATGACGTGGCTCTCCTGCCTGAGCTGTTTGCCGGTTCAGTGTTCCGCCTTGGTAGCTATGGAGATCCAGCCGCGGCGCCGTTCCGCGTTTGGTCGCATGCCACTCAGCATGTCCGTGCCCGCAACGGTTACACTCATCAATGGCGCGATTTCCCGGCCTTCTCGAGCCTGTGCATGGCGTCGGCCGACAGTGAGGCTGACGCCCTCGAGGCGCGCGCCGCAGGATGGCGCACGTTCCGTGTTCGCGCCGCGTCGGCGCCCGTGATGGCCGGCGTGGAAGTCATCTGCCCGGCGTCGGATGAGGCAGGCAGGCGCACGACGTGCGCCGATTGCCGTGCGTGTGGTGGCACGTCGGCTAAAGCGCGCGCGTCGATCACGATTATCGCGCACGGCACGACGGCCAGGCGATTCGCAGCGGCGGCTTGACATAGCGCAACTGGACGTGCTACGGCTGTAGCCGTAGTTTAGAACGCCGGGCGAAAGCCCGGTGTTTTTGTTTTGGGTGCGGTTTTGGGTATTGGCGGGGCGATTGCAGGGGCGATGGGGAGTTGCGCTAAAAGCCTTATTTTATCGGCTTATGGGTAATATGGGTAATGATAATCCCTAACCTTTTAGACAACTGTTATATCAGTTAGGATATGGCGCTGCCACATTCCTGCCACATATGGAGCCGGAGCGATTTTAGGGCGACTACCCAAATTGCCCATAATGCCCATCACGGGCGTTAAGTCGTTGAAATCATTAAGGGTGTATGGGCAATTCTCGATTACCCTAAATTGCCCATAACTAGAGGTTGAAATCTGTCCGTTTCCGCACCTGGGCAGGCGCTCGGGCAGGCGCTCGGGCAGGCGCTCGGGCAGGCGCTCGGGCTGGTGCTGGTGCAGCGTTGCCCATAGCACCCAAGCATATGGCCACGGGCATCACGCCGGCCGCTGCCGCACGACGTATTGATTGGCCCGCCAATCAGCGCGAGCATTGATTGAACGTTCATTCAGTTTGCAGTGCAGCATTTTGTTGCGGTGCGGGAAAGGGAGGGGGGGCAGGGCCGAGCGCGGCTGCCGTTGCTGTGGCAAGGGGCCACAAACAAAATTTTTTATTTTCCAGAAGACGACCTCATGTTACATTTCGCGCAGTCAACCGGAGACGTCTCGTGCCCAAAGGTTCCCCGCCCAACATTATCCACGCAAAAACTTGGTCTGGTAAGGTACTTCCCGGACGGACCAAGGCGCAGCTCACCGCACGCACCAAAAACATGATGCGCGAAGCCGCGCCAAAAGATGGCGACGCCAAGATGCGTGCCACTAAGCGCAGCGTTCGCAGCGACGCCAGCGTCGCTCGGCTCAGGAAGATGAAAGCCCCTGTCGGCAAAGGCGGTCGGTGACCTTCCACTCCCTGCCATACGATCCGCGTCCGCTGACCGCCACAGAGGCGCGTCTGGAGGCGATCTATGCCGCCGCCAAGCTGGGGCTCAAGGGCGACAGCCTGGCCTTGGCGGCAGGCATGACGCCGACCGAGTACCGCCGCCTCTGCCAGGCCGACCCCATTGCGGAGTACGCCGAGCAGAAGGGCCGCGCCGACGGCGAGCGCGAGATGGCCACCACGCTCTACACCGCGGCGGCTGCAGGCGACAGCAAGGCGGCGACCGAGATGCTGCGGTATGCTCATGGTTGGGTAGCGAAGCAGGCCGTCGAGGTCAGCATTGAGCAAAAGATCAGCATCACCGCCGCGCTTGAGGAGGCGCAACGCCGCGTCATCGACCTGACCGCCGTCGAAACGGAACACATGGTGCTTGATGCAAACCCCGATCTATCGCGCTGAAGACGAGCAGTCCCTGATGGCGTCCTTGTGGGCGCCATCGCTCAAGGACGACCCGTTGAAGTTTGTGCTGTACCTGTTCCCGTGGGGGCAGCCCGGCACGCCTCTTGAGCATTTTCATGGGCCGCGCAAGTGGCAGCGCGAGGTGCTGCGCGAACTGGCCGACCATATCAAGGCAAACGGCGGCAAGATCGACCACGACGTGTTTCGCATGGCCGTCTCGTCGGGCCGCGGCATCGGCAAGTCGGCTCTTGTTTCATGGCTGATCATCTGGATGCTGACCACCCGCATCGGGTCCAGCACCATCGTGTCCGCCAACTCCGAAACGCAGCTCCGGTCGATCACCTGGGCCGAGATCACCAAGTGGCTGGCGCTCAGTCTCAACAGCCACTGGTTCGAGGTGTCGGCTACCCGCGTCATGCCCGCCAAATGGCTGGCCGAGCTGGTTGAGCGCGACCTCAAGAAGGGCACGCGCTACTGGGGCGTTGAGGGACGGCTGTGGTCGGAAGAGAACCCGGACGCCTACGCCGGCGTCCACAACTTCGACGGCGTGCTGCTGGTGTTTGACGAGGCCAGCGGTATCGCGGACGCCATTTGGCAGGTGGCGGCGGGCTTCTTCACCGAGAACACGCCGAACCGCTTCTGGATGGCGTTCTCCAACCCCCGCCGCAACACGGGCTATTTCTATGAGGCGTTCAACGCCAAGCGGGACTTTTGGCGCAACAAGACCGTTGACGCCCGCACGGTCGAAGGAACCGACAAGGCAGTCTATGAGCAGATCATCCAGGAGTACGGGCCTGACAGCGTTCAGGCGCATGTTGAGGTCTACGGTGAGTTTCCCTCGGCTGGAGATGACCAGTTCATCCCGATCCATCTCGTCGACGACGCCATGGGCCGACCCCGCTATAAGGACACCTCGGCTCCGATTGTCCTCGGCGTGGACCCGGCCCGCTTTGGCGCCGACGCTACAGTTATCGCGGTACGGCAAGGCCGGGACATCGTGGCAATCAAGCGATACCGTGGTGACGACACCATGGAAGTCGTAGGCCGCGTCATCGAGGCCATGGAAGAGTACAACCCGACGCTGGTCGTGATCGACGAAGGCGGGCTGGGCGCGGGTGTCGTCGACCGGCTCAAGGAGCAGCGGTACAAAGTCAAGGGGGTCAATTTTGGGTCCAAGAGCAGCAAGCCGGTCATGTACGGGAACAAGCGGGCCGAAATGTGGGGGGCCATGCGCGAATGGCTGAAAACCGCGTCCATACCCCCCGACCGGGTGCTGAAGACGGACTTGATTTCGCCGCTGATGAAGCCGGACAGCAAGGGCACCATATTTCTGGAAGGCAAGAAAGAGATGAAAGCCCGTGGGCTCGCAAGCCCCGACGCCGCGGACGCGATAGCCGTTACATTCGCGTTCCCCGTGGCCTCCAGAACCGCTCGCGTTGACAATACCCCGCGTAAGGCATATGGTCAGTCCAGCATTTCAACCTCTTGGTTAGGATCGTAACGATGAGCAATACCAAACCGATTGGCGTGGCGTACGAAGATCAGGACATTATTGGGGCCGATTTTCTGTACTCCGCTGGCGAACTCGGCTACACCGCTGCCGCGCAGGGCACGGTCACGCAGGCGACCAGCAAGTCCACGGCCGTCACGCTGAACAAGTCCGCGGGCCAGATCACGATGAACAACGCCGCTCTTGGCGCCACGACCAATGTCGCGTTCACGCTGAACAACAGCCTTATCAGCGCCAAGGACGTGGTGATCGTTAACGTTGCGGGCGGCACGGCGGCCACGGACAGCTACAACTGCTGGGTTTCGGGTCACGCGGCTGGTTCCTGCACGATTGTCGTCCGTAACATCACCGCTGGCTCCCTGTCGGAAGCCGTGGTGCTGAACTTTGCGATCATCCACTGCACGTAACATGGCCAAAAAGGGCGTCTCTCTGGCTGTTGGCCGCGGGGAGAAGCTCCCCGTAAGCAAGGGCGCGGGCCTAACAGCCAAGGGCCGCGCCAAGTACAATCGGGCGACGGGGTCAAACCTCAAGCCGCCCGCGCCTAACCCCAAGTCTGCGGCCGACAAGGGCCGGAAAACGTCGTTTTGCGCCAGAATGGGCGGCGTCGTAGCCAAGTCAAAGAACGCAGAGCGGGCAAAAGCCTCGATGCGACGGTGGAAGTGCTGAAATGGCCAAGAAACCCGGACTTTACGCCAACATCCACGCCAAACGCGCCCGCATTGCCGCCGGATCGGGCGAAAAGATGCGTAAAGTAGGCGCAAAAGGCGCTCCGACAGCCGAAGCCTTCAAAAAGTCAGCCAAAACCGCCCAGCGGTCGTTGTCCGGCTACGGCGGACTGCCGGGGTTCAAGCGCGTCAAGACACCTAAAAAGGGCTAACACCATGCCGCTAGTCAAATCCGCAAGCAAAGGCGCGTTTCGAGCCAACATCAAGGCCGAGATGAAGGCAGGCAAGCCCCAGAAGCAGCCCGTGGCCATCGCGTATTCCGTCAAGCGCAAGGCGCAGGGCAAGAAAGGCAAGTAAGATGGCAAAGAAAAGCTCCGGTTTTATCGGCACTTTTGGCGGTAACCCTAAAACGCGCTGGAGCAATGTGCTGTCTGGCGACCGAACCGGACGAGGAAAACCTGCGCGGGATATTGTAACCCCGCAGAATATGAGTGTTCTTAATAACCCACAATACGCGCCAACTGTTCGTATGAAATCTTACGCGCAAGGCAAAGACCGTTCGCTCAATGCAAAACCATTGCCTCCTGCAACCGGAGAGGCGTCTGTAACCCCTAACAGACGATCAATGTCTGTAGCAGGTGGCCTTGGTATTCAGGCTTACGGGGACGTATCTAAAAGCCATACTCTTCGCACGCCGCGCGAGGCCACCACGGCAACGCGCAACTACCAGTATGGCAATGTTATGGGGGCGCCCTCTGTTGTCCGCACGACGGTTGACATGAAGACTTCGCCTGTGAAGACCGCGCCGATCAAAACGGCTGTCAGCCCCAAAGAAACATCCAAGTCCCGCGCGCAACGCATTGTCGCGGAGCGCCAGGCAGCGGGACCGCGCATGGCAGGCGGCAAGAACGTTTCGTATGGTTTTGGCAGCGCCAAAGCTCTTGGCCAGAGTATTGCCAAGTCGTTTGGCGGAGGTGGCCAGCGATCTGGCGGCGGTATGGGCGGTGGAATGCGGTCTGGCGGCGGTCGGGCTACTGACCCGTCGCGCGGCGGCATGGGCAATTCTGGACGCGGAACAGGTAGCAAGAAGTAATGGCTGACGACGGCATCAAGGGGGCGGCACGGGCTGCAAACGGCGGGCAGGATCAGGAAGACCTGCTCGCCACCATGCGTTCGCGCTTTACGATGGCGCTGTCCGCTTACAGTGAAAGCCGTGAAGACGAATTGGACGATCTTCGGTTTATGGCCGGTTCGCCTGACAATCAATGGCAGTGGCCCGCCGACGTGCTGGCTACTCGCGGATCGGTGCAGGGTCAGACCATCAACGCCCGCCCGTGTCTGACCATCAACAAGCTGCCGCAGCATGTGCGACAGGTGACCAACCAGCAGCGGCAGAACCGTCCATCTGGCAAGGTCATCCCGGCCGACGATCAGGCCGATGTCAAGGTGGCGGAAGTCTTCGACGGCATCATCCGTCACATCGAATATATGTCGGACGCAGACGTGGCCTATGACACCGCGTGCGATAACCAGGTCACGTACGGCGAAGGTTACGTTCGCATTCTGACCGAATACGCCCGCGAGGACAGTTTCGATCAGGATTTGCGCATCGGCCGTGTGCGCAACTCCTTCAGCGTCTACATGGACCCGACGATCCAAGACCCGTGCGGGTCTGACGCGCAGTGGTGCTTCATCACGGAAGACATGCTGAAGGTGGACTACGAACGCGCGTTTCCTGACGCGCAGCCAATCAGTTCCATCATGTCTCGCGGCATTGGCGATCAGTCCTTGAGCCAGTGGCTGAACGAAAACACCATCCGCATTGCGGAATACTTCTACATCGACCACCGCAAGGCCACGCTGCATCTTTACCCCGGCAACGTCACGGCGTTTGCCAACACGCCGCAGGACAAGCAGTTGGCGGCGATGTTTGGCAAGCCGCTGCGCACCCGTCAGGTTGACCGCAAGCGGGTCATGTGGATGAAGACCAACGGTTACGAGGTGCTGGACGAGCGCGAGTGGCCGGGCAAGTACATTCCTGTTGTCCGCGTGGTTGGCAACGAGTTCGAAGTAGACGGGCGTCTTTTTGTGTCGGGCCTTGTGCGTAACGCCAAGGACGCGCAGCGCATGTACAACTATTGGACCAGCCAGGAAGCAGAAATGCTGGCGCTGGCGCCCAAAGCCCCCTTCATTGGCTACGGTGGCCAGTTTGAAGGCTATGAAATGAACTGGAAGACGGCCAATACGACCAATTGGCCGTATCTTGAAGTGAACCCGGACGTGACGGACGGCGCTGGCAATGTCCTGCCTCTCCCGCAGCGTGCCCAGCCGCCAATGGCGCAGACGGGCCTTATTCAAGCCAAGATGGGTGCTGCGGAGGACATCAAGTCCACCACCGGTCAGTACAACGCTTCGCTTGGGCAGCAGGGCAACGAGCGGTCTGGTAAGGCCATTCTGGCTCGCGTGCAAGAAGGCGATACGGGAACCTATCATTATGTCGATAATCTTGGCCGTGCCATCCGTCATGTTACTCGTCAGCTTGTGGACCTGATCCCCAAGATTTACGACACCGAGCGCATCGCCCGGATCATCGGCGTCGATGGCGAAGTCGGCATGGCGAAGATCAACCCGCAGCAGCCGGAACCCGTCAAGAACATCATCGACCAGGCGGGTAACGTCATCGAGAAGATTTACAACCCAACTGTCGGCACCTATGACGTCGTCATCACGACCGGGCCGAGCTATCTGACCAAGCGCCAGGAAGCGGTTGAAGCCATGGCCAACATCCTTCAGACCAGCCCGCAGTTGTGGCAGGTGGCGGGCGACCTGTTCATAAAGAACATGGACTGGCCAGGGGCGCAGGAGATGGCCGCACGGTTCAAGAAGATCATCGACCCGAAGGTGCTGGCGGAAGACGACAAGCCGCCGGAGCTTCAGGCTGCCGAGCAGATGATCGAGGCGTTGACCCAACAGTTGAACCAGACGATGGGCATGGTCGAAAACATCCAGAACTCAATGGAAGCGCAGGAACTGAAGATCAAGGCGTACGACGCCGAAACCAAGCGCATCAGCGCCATGCAGATGGCCATGACGCCCGATCAGGTGCAGGACATCGTCATGGGCACTATCGCCGCGGCAATCGAGACGGGCGACATTTCCAATGGCCGCCCGATGATGCCCGCGCCCGCGCCGCGTGAGATGCCGCTGCCGCCCGAAGCCCCAATTGAAGGAGCGCCCGTATGAGCAACTGCGACAAGTTTCTAGGTATGCTGTTTCTGGCGCGGGATGTTGCGCATTCGGCGCATCTTAACACGCGGTCTTACGCCAAACATCAGGCACTTGGCGGGTTTTACGATGAAATCATTGATTTGGCGGACAAATTTGCCGAGATGTACCAAGGCAAGTACGGTCTGATCGGCCCGGTGGCGCTCATGTCGGCCGACAAATCCAGCAATGTGCTGGAATTTTTGGAGCGGCAGGCGACAGAAATTGAAAACATTCGGTATAAGGTAGTAGATAAGGACTGCACGCCGCTTCAGAACGTCATAGATGAGATTGTGGGTCTTTACTACACCACGATTTACAAGCTGAAGTTCTTGGCATGACCGTATCTCTTACTCACTCAACGCCAGCGGACGGCAGTTTTAGCGCAACCGGCGCGACTGCCTGGAACGCCGAGCATGTGCTGACACAGGCAACCAATCGTCTTTTAGGGCGTACAACCGCTGGCACAGGCGCGACAGAAGAGATTTCGGTCGGCACAGGGCTTTCGCTTTCCGCTGGTGTGCTGTCTGCAACTGGTGCCGGTTCGTCCACAGCGGCTATTGGTTACACAATCAACGGCGGCGGAACTACCATTACGACCGGCGTTGCTGGCAACGGTTTGAGCATTCCTTTCAACGCCACGATCACCGCCGTGACGATGCAGGCTAACACGACTGGTTCTATTGTAATTGACATTTGGAAAGACAGTTACGCAAACTTTCCACCGACTGTTGCGGATAGCATCTGCGGGTCGGCCAAACCGACAATAACGTCATCCAACAAGTCGCAGAACAGCACGTTGACAGGGTGGACAACGAGCATCAGCGCCGGAGATATTCTCTACTTCAATGTTGATAGTGTTTCGGGCATTTCTAACGTTGTTCTTACCTTGACGGTTACAAAGACATGAGCGCGCTTACATATTTAGTTCTTGATAACGCAGGTCTTGTTCTGAATGCGATCCTCGTAGACGACCCGTACCCGCAGGAATACTGGCCGGGTTACGGGCGGTACATCACTTGCGCGTTTGAACAGCCCGATCCAACGCCGCCAGCCAACCTTGACATTCGCGTTGGCGACAGGCCGTTTTCCTACCTCACGGTTCGCCCGACCAGCCGCTGCTGGATTGGTGACACGATGGATATTGCGACTGGCGCGGTGACACCCGCCCCACCGCCCGCACCTGTGCCGGAAGAGGTGCCCGCAGAATGAGCGTACAGGTTGACATCTACACCTCCGGGTCTGGAAACTGGACCAAACCGTCTTGGGCTACGCTCATCCGTGTCGTGTGCATTGGCGGCGGCGGCGGTGGTGGGGGTGGGGGATCGGGCGCGAGCACAACTGGCATTTCGGGCGGCGGCGGCGGCGGCGGCGCTTCGCTTAATGAAACTTGGTTTCTTGCGTCTGATCTAGGCTCCACTGAACCGTATGCCGTGGGGGTCGGAGGATCAGCAGGAGCGGTGGGAGCGCAGGGCACCACGGGCGGGGTGTCGTCGTTTGGCGGCAATGTTTTGTCCGCTGTTGTCTATGGGTACGCTGGAGGCGGCGGCGGCGCTGGAGGCACGAACAACGCTGGTGGAGGCGGCGCTGCCGGATTGGCTGGTTCTGGCGGGCAAGGTGCTTCTGTTTCTGGATCGGCGGGGGCGAACGGCGGTATCACCGCCGGTAACGCGCAAAACCGTGGAAATGGCGGTCTCGGCGGCCCAAGCACTACTACAGGTTCTGCTGGTACAGCAGGGGGTCAAGCTGCTTTAGGCGGCTGTGGAGGTGGTGGCGGGGGTAACAAAACCGCAGCACCGCTTTATCGTGACGGGGGCCAAGGAAGTCGCCAACTTGCGTCATTTCTTGATGTTGTTCCCCCCGGCACAAATACCGGAACTGTTAACGGGTTTTCGGGGTCGAACGGCCTTTTAGGCAGCGCAGGCGGCGGCGGCGCGGGGGGCGCTGCCCATGACACGGTCGCAGGGAATGCTGGCAGCGGCGGTTTCCCCGGCGGCGGCGGCGGCGGCGGCGGGGCCACTGTAACGGGCGGCACGGCTGGCGTTGGCGGCGCAGGCGGCGGCGGCGTTGTGATCGTGTGGAGCTACTGACATGGCTAGCACAAGCAACGTCAAAGTTGAGAAGTTTACTTCCGGCTCCGGTACGTGGACCAAAGAAAGCTGGGCGCAATATATCCGGCTTGTTCTGGTCGGAGGTGGCGGGGGCGGGGGGGCTGGTGTACCTCGCGCTACTCTCACACAAAGTTTTGGCGGCGGGGCGGGCGGTGGTGGTGGCGTAATTGACGTCACATTTGCTGCGTCTCAGTTAGGTAGTACAGAGACATATGCTGTTGCTACAGGCGGCACAGGGTCCAGCACGGCTGCCGTTGCAGGCAACGCAGGCGGCACGACTACGTTTACTATAAATAGTGGCGCAACAACATTGTCAGCTTACGGCGGCGGCGGCGGCTTTACGCCTTCTGCTGTATCAACTACTAGCGCGGGCGGTGGCGGTGGCGCTGGTCTGAGTGGGGCCGGTGGTGACGGTATTTCCGGCGGTCAAGGAGCCGCAGGGGCAAATAACGGCGCGGCTGGCGGCGCGGCCAGTTTATCAACCCAAGGCGGCGGCGGCGGCGGCGGCGCGTCCAATAGTAACTCATCGACTGCGCCTGCTGGCGGCAATGCAATATTCGGCGCTCCCGGCGGTGGCGGCGGCGGGGCGCGAAGTCTTGGCGGCGTATTTTATGGAGGCGGCGCTGGCGGCATATCTCGCTATCTTGCGGGTGGCGCTGGCGGTGTAGCAGGCGGTACAACAGCGGGGGCAAACGGTGCAAACGCTCTCGGTATGATGCCGGGCGCGGGCGGTGGTGGTGGTGCAGCAGACGCATCCAATCCGGGCGCAGGCGGGAACGGCGGCATTCCGGGTGCGGGCGGCGGTGGCGGCGGCACGTCCGACAGCGGCACAGGATCGACAGTTGCAGGCGGTAACGGCGGACGCGGCGAGATATGGGTCATCTCGTTTGAAAGCGACCCCGCTGGCGGCTCTGCCGGGACGACTGGCTACGGCTTGATTATTGGCTGATAAGCCAGTATAGATGTTAAGTTGAAGGAAGCGAAATGAACTCGTTTTTCAACGGCGCCTTTTTCGGGGGCAACTTTTTTACCCAAGCGGTTGCCGCCGTGAAACAGGTTTTTGTTGAAATCCGCACGTTTGCGCAGTCGGTTACGCAACGCAGGAGAATGTTTTAATGGCTATCAATCTCAAAGCCATCACGTCGTGCCTCGGATACCAGCGCATCAGCAGCTTGTCATCCGCTACCGCGCTGACGGTTCCGACCGTTGACCCTGTGTCGGGTCTGAACGCCAAGCCGACGATTGCGCTGATTACGCCGGAAACGCAAAACGTTCGCTGGCGCGATGATGGTACAGACCCGACGTCTTCCGTTGGTATGCCTCTAAGCGCAGGCGTTACGCTTCAGTACGACGGCGATCTTCGTCGTATCAAGTTCATTGAGACGACCGCTGGCGCGGTTCTGAACATCAGCTACTACGCGTAAAGGTTCGCCATGGACGTTGCCAACGAAACCAAATCCGTCGATTACCTCGCGTATTTTACCAAGCAGTTGCCGCGCGATCTAGCCGCGCTTGCTACGCTGCGCGATGAACTGGAAAGGCGTCAGGGGGCCATGACGGCCGTCGAGGACGCGCTGCGCATCAAGGCTGATGCTGTTGCACTTCAGCAGCAGGCCAAAGATGAGCTTGACCGCGCAAAGGCTGAAGCCAAGGCGGTGTCGGAAGAAGCGCACGCCAAACTGACCGCTGCTGATGCTGCGGCGTCCGATGTCGCCGCCCGCGAAAAGGCGCTTGCCAGCAACGAGCAGCGGTTTGCCAAAAGCGTGGCGGCCACTGAAAAGGACTTTTCCGCCCGCGAGGCGGTCATTGTCGCCAGCGAGCGCGATCTTGCAGCGCGCGAAGCGGCGCTGGCTAATGGCCGCGCGCAGCTTGCGGCGGATACGGCGGCGCTTGACGCCCGCATCAAGGCTTTCCAGGCGAAGGTAGCTTCGCTGGACGTTTGACGACCCTACTGGCAGGGCACGCCAGGCACCGAAAGGTACTTGAATGACCGAGAACGAACTAGCGGTTGCGACCGCGCCGGAACAGGCTCCCACGGCGGAACCTGTTGCCGAAATTGAAAATTCTTCGCCGGAACCGACGCCTACGGAAGCCCCCAAGACTTTCACACAGGAAGAATTGGATGCCATCGTCGGCAAACGTCTCGCAAGAGAACAACGGAAATGGGAGCGCGAGCAAGCGCAGAAGTTGAAGGCCCAGCCACCGGCACCTCCGCCGGAACCTCTGAAGCCTGATGATTTCACCAACGCGCAAGCCTACGCCGATGCTCTGGCCGAACGCAAAGCCGCTGAATTGCTGGCCCAGCGAGAAGCCGAAGCAGAACGTCTGGCAACGCTCGAAGCCTATCAGGACCGTGAGGAAGAAGCGCGGAACAAGTACGACGACTTTGAACAGGTCGCTTACAATCCGAAACTTCCGATCACGGAAACGATGGCGCAGACCATTCAGGCGTCCGAAATCGGTCCCGACGTGATCTATCACCTAGGGTCGAACCCGAAGGAAGCCGAACGGATTGCGCGTCTCAGCCCGCTCTTGCAGGCACGGGAAATCGGAAAGATCGAAGCTAGACTGGCTTCATCTCCTCCGGCCAAAAAGACCTCAACTGCCCCGGCACCTATTGCTCCGGTCACGGCTCGCGCATCTTCCGCGCCCGCGTACGACACCACCGACCCGCGGTCTGTAAAGACCATGTCAACGTCGGAATGGATCGAGGCGGAACGGCTACGCCAGATCAAGAAGTACGAGGCGCAACGCAAACGATAACGACAGGTAGTTTACGATGGCCAACAGCCTTCTTACTATTGATATGATCACCCGCAAGGCTCTCGAAATCCTCGAGAACAACCTGGTGATCACCCGCAACGTCAACCGCGCGTATGACGACAGCTTCGCGGTCGAGGGGGCCAAGATCGGCTCCACGCTCCGCATTCGTCTGCCTGACCGTGCGCTGGTGACCGATGGCGCCGCCCTTCAGGTGCAGGACGACAACGAGCAGTACACCACGCTCACCGTCTCCAGCCAGAAGCACATTGGCGTCAACTTCACGTCTGCCGAACTCACCATGCAGTTGGATGACTTCGCAGATCGTGTTCTCAAGCCGCGTATTTCGCAGCTTGCGTCCTCCATCGACGCTGACGTGGCTAATGCTTACAAGGGCATTTACTCGTCTGTCGGCACTCCCGGCACGACCCCGGCCACTTCGCTTGTCCTGCTTCAGGGCCAGCAGAAGCTGAACGAGTACGCTGCCATGATGCCGAATCGCTACGCGACCGTTAACCCGGCCGCCAACGCGGGGCTGGTCGAAGGTATGAAGGGTCTTTTCAACCCGGTTGACACCATCTCCCGTCAGTTCAAGAACGGCATGATGGGTGAGGGTATCCTCGGCTACGAGGAAATCAACATGTCGCAGTCCATCAAGCAGCACACGACTGGTTCGCGCACTGCTACGGGTGCCACGGTTAACGGCAACGCCTCGGAAGGCGCTTCGACCATTACGCTGGCCAGCGCCGGTAACACCCTCACCTTCGCGGTGGGCGACGTGTTCACCATCGCTGACTGCTTCTCGGTCAACCCGCAGACCCGCGAGAGCACGGGCGCACTTCAGCAGTTCGTCGTGACTGCTGCGGCTACCTCGACCGCTGGCGGCGCTGTGACCCTTAGCGTCTCTCCGGCTCTGTACTCGCCGAACAACGCTCTTGCTACGGTCAGCACGCTGACCATCACCGGCAAGGCCGTCACCTTCATCGGCGCGGCCTCGACGCAGTACCCGCAGAACCTGATCTACCACAAGGACGCGATTTCCTTCGCCACGGCGGACCTTCTTCTGCCGCAGGGTGTGGACATGGCTTCTCGTCAGGTTCACAACGGCATTTCGATGCGTATCGTGCGTCAGTACGACATCAACAATGATCGTCTGCCGTGCCGTATCGACGTGCTTTATGGCTACTCCGTGATCCGCGCGCCCATGGCCGTGCGTCTCTGGGGCTAACAGGTAAAGATAGGAGAAACACACATGCCTATTGCAAATGGTTCTGGTGGCTACCAGGTCGGTGACGGCAATCTTAACGATCCGCTCATTGACGCTCTTCCTGAACCCGTGTCCATCACGGCGGGAACAACGCTGACCCCGGCGCAGGTTCTTAACGGCCTGATCCTCGCCAACTCCGGTATTACGGCGGCGCAGACTTACATTCTGCCGACTGTTGCCGATCTGGAGGCGGTTCTGATCAACTCGGACAAGGTGGGCACGTCCTTTACCTTCCGCGTTGTCAATCTTGGCACGTCGTCCGGCACAGCCATCATCTCCGCGGGCACGGGCTGGACGGTTTCGGGTTCGCTCACCATGACGATCCCGGTGACGACCGGCGCCACGATGGTCGCCCGTAAGTCGGCGGCTGGTGCCTGGACCCTGTACCGCGTAACGTAACACAGCGGAGGGCGGTCAACTGGCCGCCCTTCCTTTCTGGAGGATACATGGCCACCATCTATCTGTTCCACCCTAAGCACGGCGTTAAAATCGCTACGATGGAGATGGAAGCGCAGTACGATGAGATGAACGGCTGGGTCCGTTTTGACCCGGATGAAGAGTTGAACGAGCCTATGGAAAACGTTATGGTTGAGCCGCGCCGTCGCGGGCGGCCGCGTTTGGTGCAAGGCGGGTGACATGACAACGGCGGGCGATCTGATCAACGGTTCTCTCAGGCTTCTCGGCGTCTTGGCCGAAGGCGAAACGCCGTCCGCCGAAACGGCGCAGGACGCGCTGTTTGCCATGAACCAGATGATCCAGTCGTGGAACACTGAACGGCTTACGGTGTTTTCAACGCAGGATCAGATCGTAACCTGGCCCGCTTACGCGCAGTCGCGGACGTTTGGCCCGACTGGCAGCATCATCGCCAACCGTCCTATTCAGATTGACGACAGCACCTATTTCCGCGACCCCGCCACTGGTATCTCTTACGGTTTGAAGATAATCAACCAGCAGCAGTACAACGGCATCGCGGTCAAGACTGTTACCAGCACCTACCCGCAGGTCATGTGGGTAAACATGACCTACCCTGACATTGAGATGTATGTGTACCCGGTTCCGACCAAGGTGCTGGAGTTCCACATTGTGTCCGTTGAGGAACTGACGCAACCCGCCAATCTGGCGACTGATCTGGCTTTCCCGCCGGGGTATCTGCGCTGCTTCCGCTACAATCTGGCTTGCGAACTGGCGCCAGAGTTTGGCGTCGAGCCTTCGCGGCAGGTGCAGCGTATTGCCATGGTATCGAAGCGCGATCTGAAGCGCGTCAACAACCCGGATGACATCATGGCGCTGCCTTACAGCATTGTCGGCACCCGCCAGCGGTTTAATATCTTCGCTGGGAACTACTAAATGCAGTCGCCTATCTTGGGTAGTGCATATGTTGCCCGCAGCGTCAACGCAGCGGACAACCGTTGTGTTAACCTCTACCCCGAGGTTGTGCCGGAAGGCGGCAAGCAGGCGGCGTTCCTTAACCGTGCGCCGGGGCTGCGGCGGCTGGCCACCATCGGCAGCGGGCCAATTCGGGGGCTGTGGGCTACACAGGTTACGGGTTCTGACGGCTACGTTGTGTCGGGCAACGGGCTGTACAAGATCGACACCGCCTACAACGCCACGTTTCTGGGCACGATTGACGGCACTGGACCGGTGTCGATTGCCGACAACGGTACGCAAATCTTCATCGCCGCCAATCCGAATGGCTACATCTACAACATGTCCACGGGCGCGTTTGCGCCGATTGGCGACCCCGACTTCCCTGGCGCTTCAACAGTAGGTTATCTGGACGGCTATTTCGTCTTTAACGAGCCTAACTCGCAGAAAGTGTGGGTGACGAGCCTGTTGGACGGCACCAGCGTTGACCCGCTTGACTTTGCCAGCGCCGAAGGTGCGCCCGACCAGCTTGTGTCGGTAAACATTGACCACCGCGAGGCTTGGCTGTTTGGCACCGGGACCGTTGAGGTTTGGTACAACGCCGGGACGGCTGACTTTCCCCTCCAGCGCATCCAGGGCGCGTTCAACGAATTGGGCTGCGCCGCTGTCTATTCGGTTGCCAAGCTGGACAACACGCTGTTCTGGCTGGGCGCTGACGCGCGCGGCAACGGCGTGGTCTACCGCGCCAATGGTTACCGCGGCGAACGTATATCGACCCATGCGGTTGAGTTCGCCATTCAGAACTACAGCGTGATTTCAGACGCCGTGGCCTATTCCTACCAGCAGGAAGGCCACAAGTTCTACGTTCTGACTTTCCCGACCGCCAGCGCCACATGGGTCTACGACACGTCCACGGGCGCGTGGCATGAGCGGGCCAGCCTCATCAACGGTCAGTTCGGCCGCCATCGCTCCAATTGCCAGATGAATTTCAACAGTGAAATCATCGTAGGCGATTATGAGAACGGCAACATCTACGCCTTCGATCTCGATGTCTACGCCGACGATACCGCGCCGCAGAAATGGCTCCGGTCGTGGCGGGCGTTACCCACAGGCACCAACACGCTGCGCCGCACGGCGCACCACACGCTGCAACTGGATTGCGAAAGCGGCGTCGGCATCAACGCCGGACAGGGCAGCGACCCGCAGGCCATGCTGCGCTGGTCGGATGACGGCGGACACACCTGGTCGCGCGAGCATTGGTCGTCTTTGGGCGCCATCGGCCAGTACCAGCGCCGCGTTTTCTGGCGGCGGCTCGGCATGACGCAGAAGCTGCGTGATCGTGTCTACGAGGTATCAGGGTCCGACCCGGTCAAGGTCACCATCATGGGAGCGGAGTTGATCCTTGATGGCACTGCTGCCTAGCACAACGCAGATACCGGCGCAGCGCGTTGCCATCAACGAGCCGCAAGGCCCTATCAACGCAAAGAACCCGTCATCGGTGCCGGTCTACGTATCGCGGGAGTGGTATCGGTTCTTCGATCTCATCCACACCTACATTCCAACGCCCGCCACGTTCACGCCAGTTTTTACGCCGGTCTTCAATGTTACGTCGGTTGTGCCCGGCGGGTGCTTTTACAACCAATCGGGCAGCGTTGTGTCGCTGACCGGGGCGTTCAATCTCACGGTCGCAGGCGCGGGTAACAGCGTGTTCCGCATGACGCCGCCCGTGCTGGCTGACTTGAGCCTATCAACGGCGGCGGGCACTTTTATCATCACGACCGCTGGCGCCAGCGATGTCGGCGCGGTCTATTCCGTTGGAAACGAACTTGAATTTCGCCTGAACGCCGTCACGGTCGGGCTTGCTACCTACGTCTTCAACGTCAACTATCAGATTGTCTAGAAACCCGTTTTACGCTAGGTTCGCACCATGACCGTCAACCTGTCCCCCTTCGCCGGTCCCGGCTCGCAATTCTTCGACGACAACGGCGATCCGCTGTCGGGCGGCAAGATATTCACTTATGCGGCGGGTACGACTACGCCGAAAACGACCTATACCGACTATACGGGCGGTACGGCACACGCCAACCCTATCATTCTGGACGCCGCTGGGCGCCCGCCGTCTGAAGTCTGGTTGAACTACGGCGATGCGTACAAGTTCATCCTCAAGGACAGCAACGATACGCTGGTCGGTACGTTTGACAACATCGACGGTATCCCGCCCATCAACATCAATCTTGTTCGGCTGTACGGTTCGACGTCTGGCTACATTGACCTGGTAGCCCCCGCCGTTGCGGGCACCAACACCGTCACATTCCCGGCGCAGACGGGCACAGTCGCGCTGACAGACAACCCGACCTTTACCGGCACGTCTGCTTTCGCAACGATCACGGCGTCTGAGAACATCACGGGGTCCAAAACGATCAGCGGGCGGCTGTTGTCGGCCTCGCAGACCGTTACGATTGACCAGTACCTGTACATGGGCGGCACCGGGCAGATCAAGCTGCCGGTCGGCTCTACCGCCCAGCGGGCGGGCGCGTTCAGCGGTACGGGCCAGATCAGCGGCACCACACTGACAATCACCAACGTCACCAGCGGCTCGCTGTACATCGGAGCGACGATCACCGGAACTGGCGTTACCGCCGGTACGCGCGTTGTTGACTTCCTGTCTGGGTCCGGGGCCGTTGGCACGTATACGGTCAGCGTGTCGCAGACCGTGTCGGCGGGCACGGCTATCGCTGACGCGCCCGTCGTGGGCATGATCCGCTACAACAACAGCACCAACGCCTTTGAAGGATACGGTCAGTCTGGCTGGTCCGGTATCGGCGGCGGTGCTACGGGCGCTGGCGGCGACGAGGTGTTCATCCTCAACAGCAAGACCATCACCACGTCTTACAGCATTCCTTCCACCAAGAACGCATCTTCCACTGGCCCGCTGACCATCAACAGCGGCGTCACTATCACCATTCCATCCGGCTCGCGCTGGGTGGTCCTGTAACGGAGCGACCATGTCCCAGATTACTCTTACCAGCGATCCGCTCGGCAGCGCCACGACAGGTACGCTGGAGTTTGAAAATCCCGCCTTCTACTTGACGGGCGCAGCGTCACAGCGCGGCGTTGTGCCGGCGGATCAGTACCTGCTTCAGCAGGCAACCTACACTCTGACCAACACGGCTTCGGCGCAGAAGCTGTTCGGCGTTACGACCAACGGCGCCGTAACTCTGGTGCCTGGCACTTACGAGTTTGATTGCGTGTTCTCGCTGTCCAGCATGGCTGCGTCAGGATCGTTTGGCTTTGCATTCGGCGGCGCGGCCACCATCACACAGTATTGGTGGAGCAGTGCAGTCAAGGCAAATCCTCTGGCCACGGCCGTGGCAGCGCAAGTGACCTACAACACTGCGGCCAATACTGCGATTGCTACGGCTAGCGCGTCCACTACAGGGTTCGCGCGGTGCGGCGGCGTTGTGATTGTCTCGGTTGGCGGTACGTTGATCCCACAGGTGTCGCTTGGAACCGGCGCCGCTGCGGTGGTCGGTATCGGGTCTTACTTCAAGATCAGGGCGCTTGGCGGCGCGGCGGCCACCAGCAGCGGGAACTGGAGCTAACACATGCCAGTAAATATCGACGGCGGTGCGGGCGTCACGTTTCCAGACGGAGTGCAGCAGACCAACGGTGTCACCAATACAGGTGGCGATCCACGCTATTATGCGGCGCGTGCGTGGGCGGTATTTGTTGGCACGGGGTCTTCGCCAATAATTCTGTCTCAAGCTAATGTTGCGTCGGTTGTCCGCAATGGTACGGGCGACTACACCGTTACGTTCTCTTCCCCGATGCCAAACGCCAATTATGCAGTGGTCATAACTGCGCGGGGGACCGGCAGCGAAGGTTTCATCTGTATGGTTGACGGCACAACCGCGCCGACAGTCAGTTCTTTCCGCATCCAGCTTGTGTCCGTTGGATGGCCTGCTGGGTCCGCCAGCAGCGCCGCTGACGACAGTTCAAGAGTATCGTTTGCGGTATTTGCATGATTGATCCTGAACAGCACCTTGCGATCCATTTCGCCAATTTGCAACTGCCGCCGGACGCCGCGCGGTGGCTGCTTGACGTTTGGAACGCCATTCAGGTGTTGGACGACGTGGCGGACGGCGACAGCGTTGACCGCGGGGCACTCGACCGCGCCATCTACGATCTTCTGGTCGGGATGCCGTCGAACCGTTTCTTCGCCGTTCATGCAGGCACATTGCTGCCCGCGCTAGGGCTGATGGTCTTGAAGTGGAAAGCGTCGGACACGGCAGAACGGGCTGGCCGGGCAGACGCCCGGTCTTTCGTTTGGCGAGCGGGCTATTACGACGTGGTGCTGGCGGCTGTTGCCGCAGCGCACGGACCTTCGGTTGCCATGACGGTTGCCGATAAGGTCATGGAATTGTATGGTGAGACGTTGCACGAATATCTGAAGGAGTTTCCGCCATGCCGGACCCAGTAAGCGCGATAGTTGGTTCCGCGGTTATCGGCGGGGCTACGTCTCTTATCGGCGGCCGTCAGGCGTCGAAGTCCGCCAGCAAAGCCGCCGAGGAACAAACCAAGGCCACCAAGTCCGCTATCGCTGCGGAAGAACGGGCGCTTGAACGTCAGATCGGCCTACAGGAACCGTTCCGTCAGGTCGGCGTCAATGCGCTGGCGCAGTATCCGACTGCCGCCGCGCCGTCCTACACGCCGTTCGGCATGGAGCAGTTCAAGACTGACCCCGGCTACCAGTTCCGCATGTCGGAAGGGTTGAAGGCGCTGGAGCGGTCGGCGGCGGCGCGCGGCATCCTTTCGTCGGGCCAGACGCTGAAGGACATCACGCGGTTTGGGCAGGACACGGCCAGCCAGGAGTATCAGAACGCTTTCAGCCGTTACATGCTGGAGAACGAGCGGATGCGGCGCGAGAAGCTGGACCCGCTGGAGTACCAGATTGGTCTTGGTCAAGCGGCGGCGTCCGGTCAGGCCGCCAACATCGGCAGCACCGCCACCTCGACGTCCAACCTCATGCAGGCGCTCGGCAATATCAACGCCCAACGCGCCGTCACGCAGGGCAACATCGCCACCGGCACGATGGGCAACATCGGCAATCTGGCCGGTCAGGCGGCGCAGGGGTACATGAGCTATCAGGCGCAGCAGCCGTACATCAACTATCTGCGCGCCATTACGCCTACGGCGTCGGCTGGCCTGGGCACCGCGCCGCCTGCTGGCTACGACATGCCGATCATCTAGGAGATAACGGATGCCCATCGACCCCAGCATTATCGGCAACGTCATGGCCCCGCAGGCACCGCAGTTGCCGGAC